ACATCACTTTACTTCAGAGCTTGGTTTTGTAACTTCGATAACCCCAAACGCCCTAGTAACTGTTAATGACCCAGCAAGATGGTTTATGACTTCCTGGTTGCATTCTTGGATGAATGTCCAAACAGTAAGAAATGATACTAGAATATATCTAGATTCATTAAGAGCTGGCAATACTGGTATAACTATGGGCGGAGAAATATCTTTAGACGCTCTAGGCAATTCGTTAACTCCACAATTAATAGGCGGCATGCAATTTACTGGTGGATCTTCAGCTTTGATAAAAGACGTTGTGGCCAACGTCACTGCTTCTGGTTTTACAAATTCTGGTCTATCAGAATCAATAAAAGCACAAGCGGCTAAGAATGGAAACAATGGTCAAGTAGATGGTGCAGCTATTGCTGGAGTAATATCTGGAACAGCTGGCTTGGCAGTAGCTGTCGGTTCAGCTGGTTATGGCGTTGCAGCTGGCGCAGCAGCAGTGTCGGCTGGAACAATTGCTGGAGTTGGTGCAGCCCCTATCATAGCTACAGCTGGCATGTTGTTGGGTCCTTTAGCCTGGAAGGCTTGGAAGTGGGTTAGAAACAATTTGTTAGATCAGCACGGATGCTATGTACAGTATCTAACAAGAAACGGCCAACCAATGGAAGCTGGCCTTTCTTATAACCAGGGCATGGTCGTGGGAAGGTATCACTCTATAAGCTTACTGCCAGGAATACTTGGTGTAAGAACAAAAACTCGTTCAGCAGATGGTTACGAATATATTAGAACCAACGATTTGATGAAGAGTCTTGGTTGGAGTGAAAGAGAAACAGCAAATTTTGTTAGATACGCTAGCTATGAAAATGCACTAGTCCACGCACAAGTCCTGGGCTTAGCTGGTCTTGGTCCAGATAAAACTGGTTTTGAACCATTCTTTAAGGTTTTGTGCACCTTAGATAAGGGAACTGGATTGGGTGGTTCGGGTGTAATTGACGGCGACACAATACATGTTAAAGATGTATTGAATCCTAATGTTAAATTTACACTTCGTTTAGATGGAATAAACGTTTCCGAAAAAGTCCAAGTAGGATTCACAGAAACCTCTAAGAATGGTTATGTAATAGGAAAAAATATAAGATTAATAAATGGCAAATATTACGCTACATTAGTTACTGGTGGTTACGATTACGATTCCGAGGATGAAATAATAAAAGATTCTTTCGGATATCCTGTTCCTAAGCCAATAGAAAATAATTTAATTCCAGCTAGAATGATTAATAATCAAGTTGCTTCTGGGGATAATATAACAGTAAGGAATTTAGGCTATCCATTCGATGGAACATTTAATGTCTTATCGTCTGTTGTAGTTGATCCAAATTTCAATTCAAACATAGTTAATTACGTAACATATGAGTTAAATCCAAATCAATCATCGATAGATTTATATGGCCCAGTACAAAATTATTATGATAGCAATTTACAAAATACTATAACTCCAATAGACAACAAGTTAATATTTGATTTGAATAACGAAAAACAAATAAAATATAGTTCTGAACCTATTGAAAATGATTTAGTAATTCAAGACTTTGGTAGTCCGGGAATGGTCGCAACAGAATTTGTAAAAACTGTTTTGGAGAATAAAACATTTGTTGTCAGGATTAAACAGTCAAGAACTGCTCCAAATAAATTTGAAAATGAAAACGATTTTGAACCAAATGGTAATGACAATAGAATTAAGTTCTTGAAAGAAAGATACCAAAGAACTCTGGGAACAGTCTTCTACAGCGTGCCATCTGGAGCTATGGAGAAATACAAAAATACTGTATTTACTTTTATGAAAAATTACGACTTTAACTCTGACCTAATTAGGGCTAAATTTAAAGATGAATTTTTTGATTCAAAAGAACCATTCTATATTAATTTCCCATACATATTTAGCACTGCATATGAATTGAACAATAGATTCGATTGGAACAATAATGATTATACAGAAATGTTATCTGAGGGTGAGCCAAGGGGCGAAGAAAGAGTGAGAACATTCTATGCTTTGATAGAAGTTCTTAAGCTGTATGAACTTTATGGCAATGCGTCAAAATGGCCAATTATGCTATGGGATGAGTACTATGAAGATGGAACTCCAGTAACTCTTAACTGGGAATTAATTACCAGAAATTACGGAACAACAGTTTATACAAAAGATTTATTAACTGAGTCCGAATCAGTTATAACTAGTTCTGAACAAATGATAACAAAGGGTAAATAAAATGTCTTATTTTGATATATCTATTGACAGTTTGCAAAATTCAGAAACTTTTGCCAATGCAATAGCTGATAACATAGTCCCCAAAAATGGCAAAAACATAATAGGAACAACTACAGCCCAAAGAGGTTATTCTGGTCAAACTTTAAGTTCAACTGATTTAGTTTCAGCGGCAAGCGGCAAAGACCTTTTGGCCAGCGGAGTCTATGCAAATATGTATAGATTAAATATGACTAGAGAAAGTCTTTCAAGTTTAAGTAGTTCCATATTAGGTTCTGAAGATTCCGACTTACAGATACCATCTGCAAATCAAGTTGACGCTGATGGAAACCCAATTATGAAAAAGGGATCAGAAGCAGCACTGAGTATAATCGCTTCAAGTAGTTTAGGCAGAAGTTACAATGCAGGTATTATCCCAGATTTCCAAAATTTGCTAGAAAGCAAGTACAGGCAAAATGATTCTGAGGGTGGTCATTCTGGGGAGAACGGACCACCAACAACAGAAGCGGTTAGCTCAGGCTATATGCCTATAGCACTAGCATCAAACTTAACAGAACAAGAAATCAAATATTATATTTCAAGAGGAAGTATATTAAAATCTTCAGCTAGCATAAATGATTCCGGAGTATTAACTCAGGGTTTTCAATTTGATATAACAGATAGTCTTATTGACATAACTTATAATTCAACAACAATATTTCCTGGCATAGAAGGATCTGGCAAGATCCAAACAGTACCAGAAGATATAATAAAAGCAAAACCTCAAAAAGCTTTTATTTCAGCAGCTTTGACCGAATGCTTAATATATTTATCAAGCGACACTGGTGGAGAATCTTTGAAAATAATTGGTGGGTTTGGAGCGTTTAGAGCTTCAGGTTCATCTGACCAAGGGGCAAACTTAACTGAATTAGTTTCGGGGAACAGCATAACTGATCACGCATTTGGTAGAGCTTTTGATTTTAGTTCTATAACAACATCTGGCCAAACAGTAAGGCCGTTAGCTTCTGGAGTTGAAGCGTATAAGGTGCATTTTGAAAACTTGCTACTTAAGTTGAGTACTGCCCCGCAGCACATACTTCCGGATTTTATAATGGTGAACAGTTGGGTTGGTCAAGATTATGCTAATGGGAAAACAAATGGAACTGTAAGTAAATTATCTCAAAGATATCCAAATTTAAAATTTGTAAAAATAATACTTGATTCCAACGCCCATGCAGATCATATACACATGAGTTTTTCTCCACAAAGAGGTGGAATATATGTTGGTGAGAATGGCGCACTATCTTCGGTTTACAGTAAAGCCGATTCTAACGCATCGGCTGGGTCATCTTCTTCAACAAGGCCCGATAGTGCACCAGTGGTAGTAAACACCTCAGCTTTAACCAAGGTTTATACTGATCAAAGTAAAATGACAGACTTAGAAGTTTTTACTGTTCTAAAAGAATACGGAAACTTTTCTCCAGAAATGGCAGCTGTTTTTACAGCGATAGCATTTAGAGAATCAAGCTGGAGGCCAAGGGTGGTTAACAGCGATTCTTTTGTTGGTCTTTTCCAAATAGGCACTAAGGAATCATGGAGCAGAGATTTAGTGATAGATCTACAGCTACCATTTGAATCTACAGTTAAAATGTGGCAGTTGGCTTTGGCAGATAAATATGAATCAACAAATTTAACCGGTGATGAAATACAAGCATTAATAAATTCTAGGTCTAGATCAGAAAGAAGCGCAGAGTTCTATGCCGGTGCATCAGATCAATTATGGATACCAGTAAACCAGGTTAGAATGCTAAGGTCTAAGTTAGGTCAAAGAAATTATGCAAATGAAGTCACGTCTGGACCAAAAAGAGACAGTTGTGTATTCTTTGCCTGGGGTGAATCTTTTTTAAGAAACAGTTGGATGACAAGTGTTGATTTCCAGAAGGCTAAAATTGTTTACATAAAAGCTGGCGGAGATGTTGAAACCTTAAAAGCTTGGATTTTAAAAACAGTGCCAAAAGATTCCACAGCCTGGTATAATTTTGATGACGAAGAGCATTCTGATAAAACTAAAATAGAAGCTTGGGTAAACGAAGAGGTTTATTTAGGTGAGCAGTACGGTAATTGGAAAAATGGAGTATTCACTCCAACGCGAGACGCAACGTCTTCTGACAAATGGTTAAAGTAAGGAATTTTTATGGCAACTAATTATCCAAAATTTGACAATAAAATACAAAATCAAATTGATTTATCAAGAATGCGTCAAGCCAAGACAAGGCCTGGTGTCATCATGCAATTTGATAAAAAAAGCAATCTGGCGACAATCATATTGGACGATGCGTATTCTGGCCAGGTTGGAAACATTATAAGTTCAGTCCCCTGCCCTGCTATAATGGGTGTTCAAAATGTTGCACCAGAACCAGGAACACGTTGCTTAGTAGGCTTTAGGGACGACAATGAGAACAAGGCTTATGTTATAAGCTATTTTGAAGAAAGCAATTTAGGGTCTAACTACTCTAGTAATTATACGGTTAATACTGGAATACCAAAGTTTATGGCAAGATAAGATGGACAACACAGCAAAACAAAATGCAAGTCAACCAAATGCAAATTTCCCTGTAGGGGCTGAACTTAGTAGAAGAAACCAGTTTTCTCAAAGAGAAGTTGGGCTAAACCACCCTGACACAAATTCATTCTTAAGATTGAATGATGAAGGAGATGTAGAGATATTTGCTGCTCCAGGGGTTGGCATAGTTATAAGCGCATCCAGCAGAACGATATCCTTCTTCGCGGAGAAGGTAAGATTTTTCTGCGCTGAAGACGGCTTGAGGTGGAATGAGTTTAACTTTAATTATTCAGCATCTGACTACTCCCAGCCAACTCTAGTAAAGGTAGACCCTAAAAGCATACATATGGCACAGAATAGCGCGTATCATTACCTCGCTAAACTTAAAGATATAGATCAGAAAGAAGCTCAAAAGCCTATTACTATTAACGAAGAGTACGGTTTTAGTCAACAACAACCTGAAACTGGGCAGAAGTATACCTCCGCATTTTCAATGGAAGGTTTAAACCCTGACCAGATTGTTTTCTTGGACAATATTCTAAAAGATCATTCTACTGAATATGTAGAGTACGTAGTAGAACTAATGAAGAATGGTTATTCAAATCAACAGGCTAAAGAAAAGGCTGATAAAGATAAAAATGTCTGATTTATTTTTAACGATGTCTGGTGATTTATTAATTAATGGCAATAAAGATTTATCATTAGTTAATTCTGGAGCTCAAAATGATGTCCAACAAATTTATATTAGATTGATGACAGAGCCTGGTGACTTTTTTACATATCCAAATTTGGGGACTGACCTTTCTATTCTTTACGGGATGCCACAGAGTAAAGAAACCGGAGATTTAGGACAAAGATTAATTAGGGCAGCGCTTGAAAAAGAAAATATTTTTCAAGGTAGGAATATAGAAATAACTTCTGTCCCCACCAGTGCAGACTCAATTAGATTTGATGTGCACATAACCACTGATAGCAATGAACCAATTGTGTTGTCTGTAACACAAAATTTGTGAGGATAAAATGATATACGGTACAAAAGATAAATCACAAATAGTTAATTCTATTTTAGATTCATTACAACAAAATGCCGGTATTGCTGCTGTACAACCTGGTTCGGTAGCCAGAGCATTCGCTGAAGCCATGGGTTCTGAAATAGCAGATCTTTATTCTTCGCTTTCTTTTACCCTTAGACAAGGGGGTTTGTCTACTGCTTCTGGCCGTAACTTAGATCTGATTGGCGACCTATATAATATTAGAAGAAAAGACATTTCAGACAATGCCGCGGCGGAAAGACAGTCTTATAATATAGAGTTCTATATACAGACTCCGTATAGCGTAGATATTGTGATCCCTAAGGGAACGATCATATACACTAACGTAGATAATTTTAGCACAAAGCAGTATAGGTTTAAACTCAATGGTGCTGTGAGCATAGGGGCGAGCACAACAAGGGCCTATGGTTTAGTTATACCAGATTTCACAGATAATACATATACTGCTCCAGTAGGTTCTTTGACTAGACATAATTTTATTAGCCCTCCTGGCGTTGTGGTATATTGCAATAACCCAAAAGAAGTTTATGCCATTATTAACTCAGAATCTGACGACAACTATAGAACAAGAATAATAGGCGCATTAAAGACCCGTACGGCTGGTACGGTTGAGGCAGTGCGTTTTGCAGCCCTATCCATAAAGGGTGTCAAGGATGTTAGGCTGAGAGAGTCTTCGTATGGCCTGGGTTCTTGCGATGTTATTATTGTCCCTGAATCAACAGCAGAAATAAAGATGATGCCAGAAATGGTTTATAACACAATAATTAACGTTAAGCCAGTTGGCGTTAGGTTTAACGTTAGAGTGGCAGAGAAGATTTCTGTAAACGTTATGGCTACAATAATGGTTTCATCAACTGCTTCAGAAAGCCTTGCTGCCGGCATCAGAAACCAAGCTGCGTTATTTGTGAGAAGATACTTGAATTCATCTACGGTTGGAACCACTATATCTGTATCTGAAATAGAAAGACAAATTAAGTTGTCTTCAGATTACATAAGGTCTGTAACGATAAACTCGTTTAATGCAGATGGAAAAGAAATACCGCTAAAAGATTTTACCCCATCTAGCGATAAAATATACCCTGTAGCTGGAAGTGTTTCTATTAATTCTGTTATAATGGGCATTAACAATTATTAACCCTAGAATAGGTTAGGTATGAAAAAGACTTTTGTTGTTACAAACAAGCATATAGTTCGCGCCCCAAATATAGCTCAAGCTAAAAATGTGGTTTTTACTGGCGAAGGCCATGGCGACGTCTTGGGGGAGTCTTCTTCTGTAGAAGAAATCTCGCAAGAAGAAGTTATTGATTATATTAATGAAAAAGATTCAATGTACGTACAGTCAGCCGCTGTAGAAATAGTAGACGAAGAAGAAGAGGAAGAGTCAGAAGATCTTTTGTCAGAAATATCTGATTCAAGAAATGACTTCCTAAGATCAGAAAATAGAAGATTGGCTAAGAGAGTAGAGACTCTTAAAAACGTACAAGACGAGGTTGTAAGAGCAGCCTATGCCGCAGCCTACGATGCCTTTGCCGGCTTTGAGTTCCCAGAAATTAAAGCTCCTTCTTTAAAAAAGAATAAAGAAAAAGTTCCAGAAACTGCAGTAGTAGTCTTTGCAGACTGGCAAATGGGTAAGGTAACACCTGATTATAATACTAATGTATTAGAAGAAAGAATAGAAAGATACACAGAAAAGCTGTTAGAAATAACAGAGATTCAAAGAATGGATCATGAAGTAAATGATCTTCATATCTGGTTGTTGGGCGATATAGTCGAAGGTGAAGAGATTTTCCCTGGGCAAAGCCACCTTATAGACTCTGGTCTGTACAGACAAGTTGCCGTTAATGGTCCAAGAATACTTGGGAACTTTGTTAAGACTGCATTGGAAAACTTCAATCATGTGCACATTACTGGCGTGATAGGAAACCATGGAGCAGTAGGCGGAAGAGCACGCAAGCAGCACGATCCAGAAACCAACATGGATAGAATGCTCTATAAGATTATAGAGTTGATTGTTGGAGACGACGAAAGAGTAACCTTTAATATTCCAGATGGCGTAGGAGAAAGAAACTGGTATGCCGTTGACACAATCGGCAACTACAGCAGCTTATTAATTCATGGCGATCAAATGCCTGCACCAAACGCTTTCCATGGTTACTATAAAAAAATAATGGGATGGAAAGATGGAGCAATTCCTGAACATTTTGATGATGTTTTCATGGGCCATTATCATCAGCAATTTAAGATGACGATAGGAAGTTCCATGTTAAGAATCTCTGGTTCTCCAGAAAGCTATAACACTTATGCCCAAGAATACTTCTCGTCTATGAGCAGACCTTGTCAGCATTTAATGTTTGTGCACCCAGAAAATGGAGTAACTTCAGAGTATTCTATTTGGCTAGACTAAGTTAAAGGAATCAGGAATGAAAAGTTACCTGTTAGGTTTCCAAACTGGAGACTTTAATAAAAATGGGAACATTTGGACAACTGGTTCTATCAACCTGTACAGCAATAAGTTTTATAAAAATTATTCATATTATAGATCAAAAACTGGATTAAACTTAATACGGAGATTACACCTTTGTTGGAACAGAGGTGTCTTCTCCGTCTTATTCCGCTGGCCATTC